ACGGCGGTAGCTAAGACCAACAATGATGAGCGGGGCTTCGGCCCCGCAAGTCTTGGTGATCTATGAAATATCAAGTATTGAAAAGCTGCGTCATTAATAGAACGCCTGTCAATGCAGGTTCTATCGTTGACGTAACTGGTGATGAAGAAAAAACGTTAATGTCATTGGGTAGAATTGCACCTTATGACGAACCCAAAGTAGAAAATCGATCAGTAGGCTTAGAAGAATCAGAAGAACAGCCTAAGCGTCGTGGCCGTCCTAAGAAGGCTGACTAATGCCCGTCGAAACTCAAGAAGATAGATTGATTATGCTGTCTGACTTTGGCGTTGACGCAACCTATACGCCTGACGGTGGGGCTGCTTCGGTGATCAAAGCAATCTTCTTGAACGAGTATTATTCTGTCGATGCAGGATCGGTGGGGATGGAGATGAGTCAGCCCATAGCTGTAATAAGAACGGCAGATGCTCCAAATCTAGCGCATAACGATACTTTCGTTATTGAGACAATAACCTATAAGGCAGTCAATGTCCGTCCAGATGGGACAGGCATGACTGAAGTGGCGTTAGAACAACAATGAGCCACGTAAGACAGCAAATCAGGGAACAAGTAGCGACCACGGTTACGGGATTAAGCACGACTGGATCTAACGTATTCCAGTCTAGGGTTTATCCGCTACAAGACTCAAACCTTCCAGCCCTGTTAGTGTATTCAATAAGCGAAGATTCAAACGCTGATGTTATGGGTTCTACATTGGTAGCCCAAAGGGATTTGAACCTTGTTATTGAAGGTTATGTGAAAGCTACGGCCAATTTTGACGATACCGTGGACACCATTTGCGCTGAAGTAGAGGCGGCAATGGGAACGGATAGAACGCTGAATAATCTGGCAAAATTCAGCCAGTTAGTCGGAACAGAGATTAATTATAACGGCGAAGGTGAAAGCCCCGTAGGTGTTGTTACGCTAACTTATGCGGTACAATACAGGACAGCCGTTAATAATGCGGAGTCTAGCCTATGAAGCTACAAGCCCCGAACGGAAATATAATCAATGTCCATCCATCCAAAGTTGATTCGATGATCAATAAAGGATGGAAAAACCCTGATGATGAAAAAAAGGCTAAGCCCAAAAAGGATAAGCCTGAAGTTAAAGAAGACGAACTAAAGGAGTCTGAATAATGGCTACTATAATTGGCCGTGATGGTGTTATCAAATCTGGTGGAACTACAATTGCTCAATTGAGAAGCTATTCAATTGAAGAATCCGCAGACACTGTAGAATCTACAGTGATGACGGACACTAGCCGTGGATTTAAAGTGACTCTGACTAGCTTTTCAGGAAGCGCAGACGTTTACTGGGATCCAGATGATGCTGGTCAAGATCTTTTGACTATTGGCGCACAAGATTTGGCTATTGTGTTTTATCCAGAAGGCGATGGCGCTGCAAGTGGTGATGTTTCCTATTCTGGGAATATGCACGTTACAGGAATCACTAGATCTGGATCTTTTGATGGCATGGTCGAAGCATCTATTACGTTTCAAGGTAATGGCGCATTGACTGAGAATGTAGCTCCATAATGAGTATTCTTGAAAAAGCTAAAGCTCATTATCAAGAAGTTCTTAGTTCAGACCCTAAGCAAATAGAAATCCCTGAATGGGGTGGGACATATTATGTTCGACCCCAGATTTCCGTTAAAAAGAAAATGGAAATTCAATCCAAGTTGACTGGGGATAAAATGGATGAAGGGCTTGCTCTAACATTGATTTATTATTTGATTGATGAAAGTAACGAGCCTTGTTTCAAAAAAATGGACATGCTTGAAATCTGTCGATCAGTAGATCCTGACGTAATGATTAGGGTCGCTGGTGAAATCGCAGATATGCAGCCTAAAGCGGAAGACATAGCGGGAAACTGAAAAACGATCAGGTTCTATTCTTCTGCTATCAATTAGCGGAACATCTACACAAGACGGTAGATGAAATCATGGAAATGAGCTTGGTCGAATTCCAAGGTTGGACATCCTATTTTGAGATAAAAGATGGCAACAAATCCCGTTAGAATTCCAATATCAGCAGAAGACAGGTTTAGCAAAACCTTTGGTAGTGCTAATAAAGGTCTTCTGGCATTAGGTAATAGAGCAGCCCATACAGCAGCTAAAGTTGCGAAGATCGGGGTAGCATTTGCCACCGCAGGCGTTGCAGCAGCCGCAGCACTAACTAAAGCATCGATGACGAGTATTGATGCTCTTGCCAAAACATCAGACAGATTAGGCATAGCCACAGAACAACTTGCAGGCTTGCAACACGCAGCCGCATTAGCTGGCGTCGAAAACAGAACCCTAGAAAAGTCTCTACAGAACCTGGCCGTTGGTGTATCTGATGCCGCTGATGGAACTGGCGTTGCTAAAGATGCGCTGATTGAGCTTGGTCTGAATGCTTCAATCTTAGAGAAGATGCCGCTAGACAAGCAGATGCTCGCAGTAGCAGATGCAATGAAGAACGTGGAGACTCAGACTGAACGAGTCAGGATTGCCACTGATTTGTTCGGTGCTAGAGGCGTTGCCGTATTGAACATGATCGGCGGTGGTTCTGAAAACCTTCAGACTATGGCCGCTGAAGCTGAACATCTTGGAATTGCTATTTCTAGGGTTGATGCGGCACAGATTGAGATGGCTAATGATGCCGTCACTAGGGCCACAGGCGTATTCACTGGTTTAGGCAATCAATTAGCGACATCATTCAGCCCGTTAATCAAAGTAGTTGCTGATGACTTCAGGCAAGCCGCATTGGATAACGAAGACTTTGGCACGATTGGTCAAAGGGTCGTTCAGGTTCTTCTTGGTGCCTACGGGAAGCTCGCTGATGCGCTATTCATTATGCGATTGGGCTTTAAAGATCTATCCGTCAAACTGTTAGAATTCACCAAATTCGTTCTGGAGAAAGTAGATCCAGTCTTCACGTATTTAGCCGAAAAATACAACAAGATGGCTGGCGTCTTTGGGATGGATCTTATCGATACTGGGAAGGTCGAAAAGATGGTTGCCAACATGGACGGCGCTATTGCATTGGGTATGCAAGAAGCTGCTGCGATGTTGAATCAGCCACTTCCAAGCGAAGGCATCAATGCAGCGTTTGAAGAAATCATCGCAGGGACTAGAAGAGTTGCAGAAACGATAGCGAATGAAGCCCCTGGCAAAGCTATCACCGACGCCATGACTGAAGGACTTGATGACGCAGTTAAGAAGCTCAGTTTCTTTGAAGAACAAGCCATAAAAGGCGAAAAGAAGCGCAAAGAGTTCATGATGATGTCTGCCACGGCTCAAACAAGCCACGTACTAGGCGAACTCAGCAATCAATTCTCAGGCATAGCGCAAAATAACAAAAAGCTGTTCGCATTGAATAAAGCATTCCAGATTGCACAAGCGATCATGCAGACTTATCAAGGTGCAACGCTGGCGATGTCTAGCTACCCACCACCGCTAAACTTTGCAATGGCCGCAGCTACAGTTGCAGCAGGTTTAGGTCAAGTAGCACAGATCAAAGCACAGTCATTTGACGGCGGTGGCTTTACTGGGTTCGGCGCTAGATCAGGCGGTATGGATGGTAAAGGCGGCTTCCCTGCTATCCTGCATCCGAACGAGACAGTCGTTGATCATACAAAAGGCCAAGGTCAAGGCATTACTATTGTGAATAACGTAGATGCTCGAGGCGCTGGCCCTGAAGTAGATATGAAGATCCAGCAAGCCATGCAGGTAACGTCTCAACAAACTATCGCTACGATTCAGGATCTAATGCGTAGAAGGCGGTTCGCATGACAACTTATAACTTCGCAAATGAGGTAGGGATAACTCCGACTACCCAGACGTGGGAACTTGTAACCAACACCAGAATGTTCCAGTCTCCATTGACTAATGCTATCCAGACGCAGACTAGAAAAGGTTCTTATTGGAAAACAGTAGCGACGTTTGATAACTTGACTGGGGAAAATAGGGCCAAGATGCAAGCCTTCCTAGCCAAGTTAGACGGTCAAGTCCATAGGATGTATTTTACTGATTACGGATATAACCGATCAGGTAATGCGCCTAGTGGAGATTCGGTGACTAATCTTTTAGTCAAAGGTGCTGGTCAAACAGGTTCTGTATTGCTCGCTGATGGTGCTGATCTAACGAATACCGACTATTTCAAAGCTGGTGACTATGTGGCTTTCAATAATGAATTCCATATCGTTACGGCTAATTGCTCAACTGACGGATTAGGTGAAATCACTATCCCTATTGCGCCACCGCTTAGAAAACCCACTGATGATAACGATCCCATTAACTTTACGGTTCCCCTTGCGGTAATGATCGTCACATCTACTGCGTCATGGGATACACGTCCAGGCAGGGTATCTAATTTCAAGATTGAAGCGATTGAGGATGTCCTAGCATGACACGGGGCTTCTCTACCGATATAAATAACGCCTTACAAGCTCAGAACGTCAATTTAGTGATGTTCGCTAAGCTAGAGTTTCCTAGCGGGACGATTTATGTCCATAACGGGCTTGGAACCTACAATTGGGATTCACAAAACTGGCTAGGTGTCGGTGATCTAGGATCTATCTCTAAGGTAGAAGAAGGCGTTGATGTTAGCCCCTATGCCATCACCTTAACTCTTTCGGGTTTAGACGCAACAATCTCAGGCGCAGCACTGACTGAAGATTACTTCATGCATCCAGTGACCATCTAT